GGGGGATCAAGTTCCCGTAAGTATGTTTGCCCCTGTTGCGGAACCATCATCCGGGCCACCAAGGAAGTTCATGTTCTCTGTGGGGAATGTGAAGTGGCCTTTGAAGAACAGGAGTGATAACCAATGAAGTTGATTGACACCAAGGATTGGAAGGCCGTTCACTTCAAGGATCGAACCATTTTGAGAAGTGACCGCAATCTTTACCCGGAAGCCGATTGGTGGGCTTTGGTTTCCACCGTGGATGTGGAACCGATGAAGGAACCCGGTCATTTCAAGGTGGTAAGCCAATGATGATCACCCGCCAAGTTCGCTGTAAGAAGTGTGGGGAAATGTTTCCCCTGACCTATCCCGAAAAGCTGTCTGACATTGGCCGGGATGTTATTTCTTACTGTCCGCCGTGTTTACACACGGAAATCTTAAAAAATGAAAGGAGTACGCACAATGACCACCTTTGCAGAGCGTTTGAAGAACGCTATGGAACAGGCCAACATGAGCCAATCCGCCCTGTCTGAACAGGCCGGGGCTTCCAAGGCCGCTATCAGCCAATACCTTTCCGGGAAGAACACCCCCGGCCCTGACCGTATCAAGGCCCTTGCCGATGCAACCGGCGTTTCCTTTGATTACCTGATGGGTTATGGAGCCGCCCCGGTTGCTGAACCGCCCATCAAGAAGATCAGCGTGAAGGAAGCCGCCCGGTGCATGGGGAAATCTGATCAGTTCGTCAGAATCGGCCTTCAGCGTGGCCTTCTTCCCTTCGGGAACGCTGTTCCCGGAACCGGCGCTTGCTGGAATTACTACATCAACCCCACAAAGTTCCGTGATTATGTGGGTGCTGATCAGTTCAATTCTTTCTTCGGCCTTACGGCCTGAAAGGGGAACAACGATGGACAACACCCGTGATGAACTGTTGGATTTGATCAGGAACGCCACCAACATTGATATGATTTGCTTCTTCGCCATTATCTATGTGGTTGTGCCTGATCCCCCCCCTACACGCCTAACGCCACCCGTGGCGAACTGAAGAAGGCAATTAAGCAGTTGCGGAGCGCCCAGCACAACCCGGATTGCCCCGCTGAAATGTCTGAAGACTTTGAAACGGCGATTCAGTATATCCGCCGTGAATGGCTTCACCGATGAAAGGATGGTTTATATGCTTCAGATCGGTATGATCGTTAAAATCTTGCCCGATGCGGAATACAGCGGCAAGTTCACCGGCTACATCGGCAAGGTGAAGAATTACTTTTCGCAGAACAAGAAGGTTGGCGTGGAACTTTTTCAGCAGACGAATGACGCAAGTTCCAAGGGCCTGTTTTGGTTCTCTGAATCCAAGGTGGTTGCGGCGGGTACTCTGCCGGATGCCATGATGGAATATATCAAGGCTGATCTTAACGCCACCTTCGGCGTTGCAAATCACACCCGCCGTTCCCGTCAGACCGGCCTTCCGCAGATCAAGAAGGTCATTTACAGCGGCCCCAAGACAATCATTCTGTGGGCCGACAACACCAAAACCATTGTTTCTTGTGGGGAAGCGGATTCCTATGACTACTATTCCGGTTTCTGTGCCGCTGTGGTCAAGAAGCTGTTCGGTTCCACCACCCACGCCAAGAAGGTTTTGGGTGCTTCTATTCAGATCAATGATTAACCTATTCCAGCACCAACAACAGGCCCTTGATGAAACCGAGGGGAAGAACCGGGTGGCCTATTACCTTGATATGGGCCTTGGGAAAACCTTTGTTGGTTCCGAAAAAGCCCTGAAGTTGAACAGCCGTGTAAATCTTCTGGTGTGTCAATGTTCAAAGGTTCAAGACTGGATTGAACACATGACAGAAAATTACGCCATGAATCATTGTTGGATGATTTATGACATGACCAAGAAAAATGAATTTGATTGGTTCATGAAGGCCGCAATGGAAGTTGATAACCCGGATCGGATTTGTGGCGTGATCAACTATGAACTGACCTTCAGGCGGAATGTGCTGAAAACCCTGACCGGCTTCACGCTGATGTTGGATGAAAGTTCCCTGATCCAGAATGAGAACGCCAAACGGTCAAAGTTCATTCTTGGGCTGAAACCGGATAATGTGATCCTTCTGTCAGGCACCCCCACGGGCGGCAAGTATGAAAACCTGTGGAGCCAATGCCAACTATTGGGGTGGAAGATTTCAAAGGAATTGTTCTGGAAGCAGTACATTCAAACGGAATGGGTGGAAACCGATGGCTTTTGGCGGCAACAGATTACCGGCTATAAGAATGTTGACCGGCTGAAGATGAAGCTGGCCGAACATGGGGCCGTTTTCATGACCACCGAACAGGCCGGGATCAGCCTTCCAAAACGGAACTGGATCAAGGTCAAAACCCGCCCTTCACCCCTTTATTGGAAGTTCTGGAATGATCGCTATGTTGCGATTGACAGCGCCAACCTTGGTGAATTTGAACTGGATGCTGATTTCTACGGTTCCAATGCCCATTGTGAACGGGAACTGATTGGCGATACCAGTTTGACCCGCCGCCTTTATGCCCGTCAGCTTTGCGGCCTATACAACCCGGCCCGTTATGAAGCCTTCCGGGATTTGGTGAACAGTACGGAAGATCGCTTGATTGTGTTCTATAACTTCACAGAAGAAATGGAACGCCTGAAGGGGATTGCCAAGGGCCTGAACCGGCCTGTGTCTGTTCTTTCCGGTGAAGAAAAGAACTTGGATGCTTACCGCTACCAGCACAACAGCATTACCTTCATTCAGTATCAGGCCGGTGCAATGGGCGGCAACTTTCAGCTTGCCAACAAAATCATTTACTTCAGCCTTCCCCAAGGTTCGGAATTGTGGGAGCAATCCCAAAAGCGTATTCACCGCCTTGGGCAAGAACGGCCCTGTTTTTATTACCTGATGATCTGTCCGGGAACGGTTGAAGAAGATATTCTTTCCACTTTGGAAATGAGAAAGGACTATACCGATGAACTATTCAGAAAGTATGAGCAAGCGGCAACAGCGCCGCAAAGCCCTTAACCAGCGGTTCAGGCGGATGTTCCTTGTGGCCCTTCTGATGGGCCTTGCAATGGGGTTTATATTTGGGCGCTGTTCTGCTGTCAACAGCAAGGCCCCGGATGCCCCCATTGAACCGGATCAGCTTACCACCGTGACCCCGGATGTGACCTTGGAGCCGGTGGAACTCCCGCTGGTGGAAGAACCCGCCGAACCTGAACCGGTGCTGTTGGGCAGTTTCAGAATTACCGCCTATTGTTCCTGTGAAAAGTGTTGCGGCGAATGGGCCAAGAACCGGCCCAACGGCATTGTGTATGGTGCCGCTGGTGTGGAACTGAAAGCCGGTGTTTCCTGTGCTTCCCCGCTTCCCTTGGGAACCGTGGTGGAAGTGGAAGGCTTGGGCGAATACATCGTTCAGGATCGCCCCGCCCAATGGGTGATTGACAAATACGGTGAAAACCAGATCGACATTTATTTTGACAACCATGAAGCCGCTTCCGCCTTCGGCCTGAAGCAGTTGAATGTTTATCTGAAAGGAGAACCCGAAAAATGATCAAATGTGAAAATGCTTGCCCCCGTGGAAAATTTGATGGGTGTTGCCACAAATGCCCGGATTTCCACACTTGTCCTGATTCCTGTCAGGAAAACCCGAACGCCTGTGGTTCGGCCACCTTCGATGAAGAAACGGCCCTTCAGGAGTTCAAGAACACACAGCTTGCCACCTTGAACGCCATTGCTTCCCTGACCGCCCACAAGAAGGCCATTGAGGATCAGGAAAAGGAAATGAAGGCTAAGTTGTATGAAGCAATGGTGAAGTTCGGCGTGGATAAGTTTGAATCCGATGTTCTGAACCTTACCCTTGTGAAGCCCACCAATGCCACCAGCATTGATTCCGCCAAGCTGAAGAAGAAATACCCGGACATTGCTTCCGAGTGTTCCAAGACCACCGCCAAGGCCGGTTATGTGAAGATCACGCTGAAGGGTGGTGGGAATTGATGGTGAAAACGGAACAGGAATGGCGGGATGAAGTTAATGCTTTAAGGGCTGAAAACATGGAACTTCACAAAGCCCTTCAGGAAAAGAAAACTTCTGTAAATCTTGTGAATGTTCGATGGTTTGATGGCTATTTGGAAACCTTTGAAGCGTTGGAAATTCGGTTTGGAAATTCTTATCTATGGATGCGCCTGATTGATGGGCAAAATCGCCACATCCCCCTTCATCAGGTACGGTGGTTTTCATTGAGCAAGGAAAGCCATGCCGTGAAGGGTGAGGCTTCCTGATGGCCGGTGAAAAGAACTTTGAAAACCGCCTGAAGGACTGGTTGGAATCTGAAGGCATTTACCCATTGGGCCACCCTGAAGATAAAATGACCGTTCCGCCTTGTGGTTTCTATGAAAAGCGTTGGGGTGGAAGCCGGTATGTGAAAAGCGGCCTTCCCGATATGCGGATCACCGTGAAGGGCATTGCCCTTGAAGTAGAGCTGAAGGCCACCAACGGAACCCCGTCAGAACTTCAGAAACGGAACCTGAAGCAAATCAACGGTTCCAATGGGTTTGGGTTCATCCTTTACCCGGAAGGCTTTGAAGCCTTCAAGACTATTGTGAAAGGGGTGAAACAATGCGAGTTTCCCACAGCCGGGTTGAAGTCTTTGATAGATGCCCATACAAATACCGCTTGCGATATGTGGAAGGGATAGACACGATCCCGAACACGGATGCAGACAACGCCCTGATCCTTGGCACCGCCCTTCACACCGGCATTGAAGAAGGGGTTGAACAAGCCCTTGACTTCTACAAGAACAGCTTCCCGGTTCTGACGGATGATCACATTCATGAAATGATGAAGCTGGAAGCAATGATCCCCAAGGCAAAGGCCATGTTGCCACCGGGCGGAACCTTTGAATTGCCTATTGGGAACGCTGATTTCATCGGCTTCATGGATTATCTGGTTCCCGTGGGGAAGGGCCTGAAGCTGGATGGGCTGATCACCGGTGAAGATTTGGATGAATTTGAAGCGTTTGATCTGTACGATTTCAAGTATTCCAACAACGCCAAGAACTACGCCGTTTCCGGTCAGCTTCACGAATACAAGTATTGGTATGAACTGACCCATCCCGGCCACCGGATCAGAAATATGTATTTCCTGATTGTTCCCAAGCCCAAGATCAGGCAGAAAAGCACCGAAACCCTTTCCCAATTCCGTGACCGCTTGCAAGCGGCCTTGAAAGATGCTGAACCAACGCTGATGCCGGTTCAGTACAACCCCATGAAGATTGTGGACTTCCTGACCGATGTGAAGCACATGGTTGAAGCCACAGACTTTCCCAAGAACCCAAATCATTTTTGTGGATGGTGTGAGTATGAAGAATATTGTCAGAAAGGATGGGATTATATGTTACTTCCCAAGAATGAACGCCGTGATCTGAACGCCACCAAGAAGAAGGTTGTGTGGCTTTACGGCGCACCCTTCAGCGGCAAAACCTTCTTTGCCAATCAGTTCCCCGATCCCCTGATGTTGAACACGGATGGCAACATCAAGTTTGTGGATGCCCCCTATATCGCCATTCGTGACACCGTTACGGTGGAAGGCCGTATCACCAAGCGCAAGTTGGCCTATGAAGTGTTCATGGATGCCGTGGCCGAACTGGAAAAGAAACAGAACGATTTCCGAACCATCGTGGTTGACCTTCTGGAAGATGTTTATGAATCGTGCCGGGTTTACATCTGTGACCGTCAGGGCTGGAAGCATGAATCTGATGATTCCTTCCGTGCGTGGGATATGGTCAGAAGCGAGTTCCTGAACACCCTGAAGCGGCTGGTGAATCTGGACTATGAAAACATCATCCTGATCAGCCATGAGGACAGAAGCCGTGACCTGACCCGCAAGGGCGGCGATAAGATTAGTTCCATCAAGCCGAACCTTCAGGATAAGGTGGCAAACAAGGTGGCCGGTATGGTTGATCTGGTGGCCCGTATCGTGGCGGACGATGATGAACGGGTGCTGTCTTTCAAGACTTCTGAAGTGATCTTCGGCGGTGGCCGTTTGACTGTCCGTGATAAGGAAATCCCGCTGACCTATGACGCTTTCTGTGAAGTCTACGAGGAAGCCAACCAGAAGGCCGCAGGAGCCGTGAAGCGTGGCGGCAATGCCCCGGCTACCCCCGCACCTGAAACCACCGACACGCCCACCACAGCGCCCAGCAGAAGGGGCAGAAAGGCCAAGACTGTAACCCCGCCCCCGGCTGGTAACTATGATCCGGCTGAAGATGCGGCAAAGGCGGCTTGTGGTGATCCTGATGGAACTTGGACACCGGGCGGCGGTGAAAAGGATGATTCTGTTCCTGTTGATGAACCGGCCACCGGTGACACCCCGCCTTGGAACGATCTTCCCAAATGCCCGGACGGTGAACGCATTTTCAGACAGCACGATCAGAACCCGGAAATCCCCCTTTGTCCGTCCATTGACGCTGGCCACCGTTGCCACAAGGAAGGCGGCCCCGATGGTTGCCCCCTGTGGGATCGCCCCAAGGCACAGGCAGAGGAACCCGCACCCAAGACGGATGCTAACCCGCCCCGCCGTACCCGGAAGAAGCGTGAAGAATAATGGCTGATGTGCTGATGATTGCCGGGAAGCCTGAAACCATTTTCAAGGCCCGTGATTTTGAATATCTGGTTGAAAAATACATGGGTTATGAAGCGGCCAAGTATTTCCGGGAATACGCTGAAAAGGCTGATGAAGAAGTCAGATCGGCCAAGGCCGGTGAGAACACAGACCTTGCTTCCTATGAAGCTGACCTTGAAAGCAATCACAGAGCCTTTCAGGACATTCAGACGGAAGCCGCAGTTATCACGGGTGTTCTTCAAGAAAAGCGGATAAACCGTGAAAAGATCGCCCATGCAATCAGGGAAATTGGAAAAATTCTTTCCAACCAAATATAAAAACAACATTTTTGGAGGTAAAAAACTATGGCTATTGATTTTGACAAGATTGATCGTTCTGTTGATCTGAAGGGCCTTCAGGCTGATGTGGAGGATGCCAAGAAGAACGGCGGCGGTGATTTCCCCACCATTCCCGCTGGCAAGTATGAAGTGAAGCTGGAAAGCATGGAGATCAAAGGCACCAAGGCCGATCCCAACCGCCCCATGCTGGCCGTGTCCTTCAAAATCCTGTCCGGTGAGTTCAAGAACCAGCGCCTTTTCATGAACCGTGTCCTTTACGGCACCAAAAATGACAAGAACATGATCGCTTCTGCTATGGGCTTCCTTGAAAAGCTGGATTCCGGTGTTCCTGTCAGCTTCACCAGCTACAAGCAGTTTGCCCAGCTTGTTCTTGATGTGGCGGAAGCTATTGATGGAACCTTGGAATATGCGGTGGACTATGATGATTCCCGCTTCAATTCCATCACTGTTGAGGAGGTTTTTGAGGTTGAAAACTGACCGCAGATTTTTTATAATCAAATCGAGCACAAATAGTGCTTGATGCGGTTTTGAACCTTAACTTTCAAGCACAACCTGTGGGGCTTCGGCCCCACAATGGCCCCAAGTGAAAGCCTTCCCGTGGCGGGGCTGATAAGGCGGCAACGCTGACCGATTTCACAAAAGCTGAAAGGATGTGAGTTGATGATCTTCTATGATTTTGAGGTTTTCCGGTATGACTGGTTGGTTGTCCTGATCGACCTGAACGCCTGGAAAGAAACCGTGATTATCAATGATCCCGACAAGCTGAAGCGTTTCTATGAGGAACACAAGGGCGTGATTTGGGCCGGTTACAATTCCCGGAACTATGATCAGTACATCCTAAAGGCCATTCTGTGTGGGTTTGATCCAAAGCCTGTGAATGATTGGATCATTGCAGAGGCTAAACCCGGTTACAGATATTCAAGCCTGTTCAGGGAATACCCGCTGATCAATTATGATGTGATGCCGAACCCGCCAATCAGCCTGAAGGCGCTGGAAGCGTTCATGGGCCATTCCATAAAAGAAACTTCTGTTCCCTTCGACATTGACCGGCCTTTGACTGAAGCAGAGTTGGCCGAAACGGTCAAATATTGCCGCCATGATGTGGAACAGACGGTGGAAGTGTGGTTACGGCGGAAGGAAGATGAATTTGATGCCCAAATGTCACTTGTGAAGGCGTTTCACCTTCCCATTTCTGACATTGGCCGCACCAAAGCACAGCTTTCCGCCAAAATCCTTGGGGCCGTTCAAAGGGAACACAATGATGAATTTGAAATTGAGTTCCCGCCCAGCTTGCGGATCGAAAAATACACGGAAGTTTTGAATTGGTACAAGAACCCCTTGAACCGTGATTATTCCAAAACCCTTGAACTGGATGTGGCCGGGGTTCCCCATGTGTTCGCTTGGGGTGGCCTTCACGGGGCTATTCCCAAATATCACGGGGAAGGTTGGTTTGTCAATGTGGATGTGGCTTCCTATTACCCGTCTTTGATGCTGGTTTATAAGTGGCTTTCCCGTAATGTTCACGATCCTTCCAAGTATGCGGAAATCTACCACACCCGCCTGAAGCTGAAGGCAGAGAAGAACCCCATGCAACAGCCTTATAAAATCGTTCTGAACAGCACCTATGGCGCTATGAAAGATAAGCACAACGCCATGTATGACCCCCGGCAAGCCAACAATGTTTGTGTGGGCGGTCAGCTTCTTCTTCTGGATTTGATTGAACGGCTGGAAGATCATTGTGAAATCATCCAGAGCAACACGGATGGTATTTTGGTCAAACTTCGCCGGTATGAAGATTTTGAAATGCTGGACGATCTGTGTTGGGAGTGGGAGCAAAGAACCGGGATGCGCCTTGAATTTGATGAATTTCAAAAGGTGTATCAGAAGGATGTGAACAATTACATCATTATTCCTTCCGGGCCGCTTCGTGATGAAAAAGGGAAACCCCGCTGGAAGTGCAAGGGTGCCTATGTCAAAAAGCTGTCTGATCTGGATTATGACCTTCCCATTGTCAACCGGGCCATTGTGAACTATTTCCTTCATGGGATCAGCCCGGAAACAACCATCATGGAATGTTCCAATCTTCGAGATTTTCAGAAGGTTGTGAAGGTGTCCAGCAAGTACAAATATGCCCTTTATTCCCCGGTGGTTACGGAAGCTAAGATCAGGGATGAAAAAGGCCGTTCTAAGAAAATCACCCGCTTCAGCGGCGGTGAGGTTCAGACGGATAAAACCTTCCGAGTGTTCGCTTCCAAGGATCAGAGCAAGGGCGGAATCTTCAAGGTTTCCGGGAAAATCGTCAAGGGCCGGGAAAAGAACCCTGAAAAGTTCGGCAACACCCCGGATCATTGTTTCTTCATCAATGATGATGTGACCAACCTTCCTATCCCGGATGAACTGGACAAGCAATATTACATTGATGTTGCTTGGGATCGGTTGAAAGATTTCGGGGTGGAACGATGAACAATAAAACCTTTCGGGGGGGGGAGCGTTGAAGCATGGAACTGTTTAGGGGCTATGTGCCTACCAGAAATAAACAATGCCTTGAAAAGTTCAAAGGCGTTGAAAAACTGAAAACCCGTTCTGAAGTCCAAGACCTTGATGAATACGCCGGTATTCTTGGGGAAGAAACCATCCTGATTGATGTGGATGATGCGGAAACATCTGAACTTTTGTTCAGAATTGTTCAGGATTTAGAACTGAAGTGCAGAGTGTACGCCACCACACGGGGAAAACACTTCTTGTTCAAGAACTGTGGTGTTAAAAAAAGCTGGACGAAATGCACCTTGGCCGTGGGTATCACCACGGATGGAAAGGTTGGAGCCAATAACAGCTATGAAATCTTGAAGTCTGGTGGCGTGGAACGGCCCATTCTGTATGACTTCCCTGAAGGGGAGATTCAGGAACTTCCCAAGTGGCTAACCCCGGTGAAAAGCAACTATGATTTCCCGAACCTTGGTGAAGGTGATGGGCGGAACCAAACCCTGTTCAACTACATTCTGACCCTTCAAAGTGACGATTTTACCAAGGAAGAAGCCCGTGAATGTATCAGGCTGATTAACCGTTATGTGCTGAAGAAGCCCCTTTCCGACAAGGAACTTGATGTGATCCTTCGGGATGATGCTTTCAAGAAAACATCCTTCTTCCGGGATAAAACCTTCCTGTTTGATAAGTTCGCCACCTACCTAAAGAACAACAACCATATTGTGAAGATCAATAACCAGCTTCACATTTACAAGGATGGTATCTATGTTTCCGGTGCCGGTGAGATTGAAGGGGCCATGATCAAGCTGATCAGCAACCTGAAACGGGCGTGGCGTTCGGAAGTCCTGTCCTATCTGGAAATCATGATTGAGGAAAACACCAAGGCCACCAACCCGAATATCATTGCTTTCAGCAACGGCCTTTACAATATCCGGGATGGTTCCTTCAAAGAGTTCACCCCGGATGTGGTCATTACAAACAAAATCCCGTGGCCATACAACCCCGCCGCCCATGATGATCTGTTGGATCATACCCTGAACCGGCTGGCCTGTGATGATCCTGAAGTCCGGGCCTTGCTGGAAGAAATGGTGGGCTATTGTATGTACCGCCGCAATGAACTTGGCAAAGCCTTCATCCTGATTGGCGATAAGAGCAACGGCAAATCCACCTTCCTTCATGTGGTGAAGAACCTTCTTGGGGATCAGAACATTGCTTCCCTTGACCTGAAGGAACTTGGGGACAGGTTCAAAACCGCTGAACTGTTCGGCAAGCTGGCGAACATCGGTGATGATATTGGTGATGAATTTATTGCCAATGCTTCCGTGTTCAAGAAGCTGGTCACGGGTGATCGGGTGAATGTGGAGCGCAAAGGCCAAGACCCATTTGAGTTCAACAATTATTCCAAGTTCCTGTTCAGCGCCAACAACATTCCCCGTATCAAGGACAAAACCGGAGCCGTTCAGCGGCGTTTGGTGATTGTTCCCTTCGATGCCAAGTTCACCCCCAATGATGCTGACTTCCGCCCGTTTATCAAGGATGAACTGTGTGAACAGGGTTCTATGGAATATCTGGCCTTGCTTGGCCTTCAGGGGTTGAAGCGGGTTCTTGGGAACGCACAGTTCACCACTTCCAGCAGAGTTCAGGGGCAGTTGGACGAATATGAGGAAAACAACAACCCCATTATTGGGTTCATCAATGAAGTGGGTGTTGACGGGATTGAAAATGAAGCCACCGATTCCGTGTATCGCCGGTATAAGGAATATTGCATTGCAAACAACTTCCAAGCCCTTTCCAAGATTGAGTTTTCCCGGCAGATCACAAAACGCTGTGGCTTCACAACGGTTCCCAAGTGGATCAGAAACCGGAAAACCCGTGTATTTGTGAAAGGCGGTGACGCAGAATGAGTGGTTCCAAGAAGGTGTTCACCACATTGGGCAGTTCCAACCATGTTCCTGAAGAACGGGAAGCATTTGATTACTACGCCACCGATCCAAAGGCCGTGGAAATGCTTCTGGAACTGGAACAGTTTTCCCCAGTCATTTGGGAACCGGCCTGTGGTGAAGGCCACATTTCCAAGGTGCTTCAGGCCCACGGGTATGAAGTCATTTCAACTGATCTGATTTACCGGGGCTTCGGTGATCCTGAACCGTTGGATTTTCTGAAGGAAACGCTGGACGATTTTGAAGGCGATATAATCACAAACCCGCCATATTCAATGGGGCTTGAATTTGTTCAAAGGGCGCTTGAAAGCGTCCGCCCCGGTGGGAAAGTGGCTATGTTCCTGAAGGTTCAGTTCTTGGAGGGGCAAAAACGGGGTGAGTTCTTCAGGCATACCCCCCCCCGAAAAGTTTATATCAGCCGTTCCCGGCTGGCCTGTTATAAAAACGGTGATATGACCGGGAAACCGGAAAGCGCCATTGCCTATGCGTGGTATGTGTGGGAAAAGGGCTTCACCGGTGATCCGGTGATTAAATGGTTCAACTGAAAGGATGGTGCTGAATGGCCCACGAATATTCCAAGTTCAAGAACAAAAACATTCCCTATGCCAAGGTTGGGCGGCGGGTGTTCAATAGCCTGTTTGATGCAGAAACCTTTTGCACCGAACACGGCCTTGATGTCAATTCAGCTATTGAATATCGGGATGATCCTAAATTGAAAATTAACATTCAAACAATCGCCCAATACCAGAAGGCCATTCTTCAGGAATGTTTAGACCGGCTGAAGGCCCGTGCGGAAGCCTTGGTTCAAGAAATCAACCGGTGTAATGCTGATTTGGAAAAGTGCCACCCGCTGGATCGTGGTTTCTTGACGGATCGGCGAAATGAAGCCATTGCAAAGCATACGGGTACGATGGAAGCCCGTGAGATTGTGGCTGGATTAAAAAATAATTTAGAAAGGTTGACTGGTTGGCATGATTAAAGACAGCGGTGAACGCACCGAGTTTGGAACCGGCGCTGTTCGTGATATGCACAGCGGCAAAGGCCGCATGGATTTACTTCCGTGGGAAGCCTTGATAGAGGTTTCCAAACATTGTGAAGAAGGGGCCTTGAAGTATGGTGAACGGAACTGTGAAAAGGGTATTCCCATTCACAGCCTGATTGATTCGGCCTTCCGCCACCTTGCCAAGTACATGATTGGGATGGACGATGAACCCCACCTTCGGGCGGCTTGCTGGAATTGCCTGTTTGCCCTTTACATGGAAATCAAACACCCGGAACTTCAGGATATTCCAGCACGAATGAAGGCCCCGGTTCCCAAAATCAAGGCGGCTTCGGAGCCGTGCCGCCGATGCAAACACCGTGACCGCTTCGGGGATGAATTTCCCTGTGATGAATGTGTTCACAGACAGAACGGCACCGATGATATGTTTTACCCGGCAGATTGTAAGGAGGATGCAGAACAATGAAAATTATCAAGCCTGATGTGCAGTTCATCACCCCGATTGATGGGGCCACCATTCTGAAGCGGCTGGAACAATGTGGCCGTGTCTGCTACAAGTCCGAGGATAAGATCACGGAAGGTTCCGCTGAAAAGTTCGTTGCCGGGATCATCAAGCGAGGGCATGAAGCGGTTCTGGAACATTGTTCCTTTACGGTGAAGTTCATTTGTGATCGTGGAGTTTCTCATGAGATCGTCCGCCACCGGATGGCTTCTTACTGTCAGGAATCCACCCGCTATTGCAATTACGGCAAGGGCAAGTTCGGTGAGGAAATCACGGTGATCAAGCCTTGTTTTTGGGATGAAAACACCTTGGGCGAGAAGGTGAAAATGGATTGTTGGAGAATTGCCATGCGGGATGCTGAAGATGCCTATTTTGCCTTGCTGGATGAAGGCTGTTCCCCGCAAGAAGCCCGTTCTGTTCTGCCTAACAGCCTGAAAACGGAAGTGGTCATGACGGCCAACATTCGTGAATGGCGGCATTTCCTGAAGTTACGCTGTTCACCCGCCGCACATCCGCAGATGCGGGAAGTGGCCTTGATCCTGTTGGACAAGGTTCATTGGCTGATTCCGGTGTGCTTTGATGATATTTGGAGTGAATACCATGCCGATGTTTAAGAAGTCCGGTGGTAAAATCTTCGCCGTTCAGTTCAACAAAGCTGAAGAAAAGGCCCTGAACCAAGCAATCAATGAACAGATTGTGGCGAATGACCGGGCTTTCGACATGGATAAGGAATCATCCATTCTGTGGATGCTTCACACCCAATTTGGCTTTGGCCCTAAGCGCCTGAAGCTGGCGTGGAAGCTGTTCTATGCCGAAACTCTGAAGCTACGGGAATATTACCTGATGGATCAGGAAGATGATGGGTGGCTTGCCCGTCAAAAGCTGAAGGACATTGGGTGTGATATTGAAGAATGGTACAGAGAAGAAGGAGGGAAAACCGATGCCTAAACCTTGGGAAAATGCTGAAGGGTATCACGATCCGACAGCCTATCACGGCACAAAGAACATCATCCGTGACGAGGATGAACAGCAGAAGCGGGTGAACACCCTGATCTTCGTGCTGAAGTACATCACCCGTTTGGCGGGGTTTGAACTTCTGAACCGCATTGAAATCAAAGACCGTAAGACCGGGAGGGAATACAAATGATCAGTTCTTATGACCCTAATTTTCGGGGTGTCCATACAATCCGGGTGACTTTCATGCAATGGGATTATACCGGCCATGTTTCCTTTGAAATCGGCGGTAACTGCAAAGGCGCTGAATTGCTGGATTTCACCTTTTTGGAGTGTGACAATCAAGAAGATATTGACCGCTATTCTGAAAACGATTGTCAGTTCAGCTATGATGAAGAAAATGAAGTTTACACCGCCGTTCTGAAAAATGCTGACGGTGACACCTTGGAAGTTGAAGGTGATGAATGTGATTTCAAGGGTATGGCGGTAGCCATTGAAATTGCAGGAACAGCGGTGGAACACCGATGAAAAAGATTTATTCCTTTCTATTTCAGAAACATGATATTGGTTTTATGCGGTTCTGTTATGCAATGTTATTCCCGTGTGCGCTATCATCTGAATTTTGCCGGTGCTGGATGGTGTTTATGTCATTCGTCCTTACATTGGTTATTCAGGGAAATGCTAAAGGGTGGAACCGGATTTGCTAACCAGTATTCTTCAGTAGGAGTTGGAACAGCGTGTGGAACAGGTATGGAATAGATGTTTTCCCTATATCTGTTCCGCACGAAAACCCTTGATTTTCAAGACTTTTTCAGTTGTTTTCAGAGGACGGAACAGATGGAACAGATGTAAATATACTTTCTTCTTATAAAGAAAAAAATATATAAGAAATGTGTATATAAGAAACTGCCCATTTTATCTGTTCCATGCGTTCCAAACCCTTGAAACCCCTTGATTTTTCGGCATTTATCCACGGTACAGATGCAATGAAAACGGAACAGACTACCGCAGAAAGGATGTGTTACATAGTGAATGACAAAGACCTTTCCCAACAGGCTAAAGAATACTTTGCCCAAATCAGGAAAACGGATCGTTTGATCCATCGGCTTGATAGCACCATTGCAACCTTGCGTTCCAGCTTGACTTCTACCGGAAGCCAACTGAAACAGGACAAGGTTCAGACTTCAGGCCCCAAGAATACCCTTGAAGAAACCATCACCAAGATTATTGATCTTGAAGCCAAGATCAATGCCCGGATTGATGAACTTGTGAGCATGAAACAGGAAGCGTTCACCATGATCAACCGGATTCCTGACCTTGATCAGCAAAATATTCTGATCGGGCGCTATATTCAGTTGAAAAAATGGGAAGATATTTCTGAAGAACTGAATTATTCTATGCAATGGGTTTTTGAACTTCACGGAAAGGGTTTACTTGCTTTTGCCAAGGCAAACAGCGACTTTCTAAACAACCGAGAAAACCAGAGTGCCACCGGTTCCAAACAGAGTAAAGAATCGGTAGAATAGTAAATAAGAAATTGCGCCTACGGGAAACCGGGGCGCTTTTTCTATGCCTGATGAAAGGGGTGAATACCTGTGACACCAAGACAGCGGAAGTTCTGTGATGAATACCTGATCAGCGGCAATGCTACGGATGCGGCAATCAAGGCGGGGTATTCGCCCAAGACCGCAAAACAGACGGGTTCTGAAAACCTTGCAAAACCTGACTTGAAAGCGTACATCGAAACCGAACTTGAAAAACTTCATTCGGCTAAGATCGCTGATGCTGAAGAAGTCATGAAATA